ATCCCCCATGACCAGAATACGTTTTCCGCCGCGGACGTGGGCAGGCTGAACAGTATCGGTCTTGGCGACCCAGAATCCACCGAAGCGGAAGGAGTTCAGCACGTTGTCAACAATGAAGTCGATTCGGCGCATCGCAGAACCACTGAACGTCAGGCTGTAATAGTTCAGCGCGCCATTGTTAGGTACTGCGGTCGGGGTAAGGGATACGTATTGGTCGTTGACCTTGGCGGTGATGTTGCCTGTCAGTCCCTTCAGTACGATCGCAATGGCGGTGCCGTAATGCAGGACGGACACACGCACGAGGTTGGAACCATTCTGGTTCCCGACTGTCGTGCTGTTATTGGCCTGCACACAGTGGAAGCTGCACAAGCCATTGTCCGGCGAGGTCGTGCCCGACACCGTGGGATTACCGGCCCCTGTGATGGAGCAGAAACTCAAATCCAGCTTTTGGTTCGCAGAGACAGAATATTGCTGGCCGGTCGAAAGCGGATTGGTCGTGCTGATGGCAACGGTCGGCGGTGTCGCCATGACCTGCTGCATGTTGGTGATGCCCGGAACATAGACATTGCGCTTTTTCGCAGTCAGGAATGTGCTTTGCCAGGCAACGCCGTCAAACCAGACCGGCCCCTGATCTGTCGTCCAGGCGGCAGACCCCTGCGGGACATTGGCCAGCGGCAGCGCGGAAAAAGTCGTCGGAAACGACGGCTGAGTCGCGCTAGTGACCGCTGCGGTATTGGCTGTTTGCGTGCTGGAAGGGCCGAAATTGCTCATCGGAAGCCACCATGGAGTATCCAGCCAGCGTCAACGGTCTGAGCACGTGCGATGCTGGTGTCGTACTGGAGTGTTTTGATGGGGGTGCGGTTGGTGCTCTTCATGAGATCCAACGCGTTCTTGGCGCTATTGCGCAATTCGGCGGTGACGATCTTGCCGTAGATCGGCGCGAGCTCCATCGCCAGAGCCTTTTTTAACCATCTCGCATATCCATGCGGCAGTGAGTAGGGCGCCGTCGTGCTGGCGAAAGTCGGGATGATGAAATCCGAAAATATGTGCCCAACATATCCGGCGGCTGGGTTCGGATAGACGTAAAGCGTGCCGTAGGGATAGGTCGGCTGGTAGCTGGCGATGTACGGCCAGGGACCCTGAACGTTTTTCAACAACTCCCGCTTGTAGGCGTCGAAGTCCACGAAGGTGAACGAGTAGTCGAGGTTGGCATTCCCGCTCCCACCCGCCGCCGCGCGCGTGAAGCCACTGCGGAAGCGCAGGGGCCTCGCGATCGGGATATTCCCTGGGACCGTATAGGTGATCGTATCCGGGTTGGTTGCGGGCGTTGCGGTGGCAACGGCCGACATCAGGATCACATTCGGGGCTGAGGCTACAGCCGTGACGTTGTTCGTCAGACCACCGGTCCATGAGATAGCGGTCGAGTTGGCCGTAAACGTGACCGAGCGGACTTCGCCATCCGAGAAGGTGACATTATTGGTGCCCGTGACATACGGCCAGCCGCCGGCGGTGCCATTCACGGAAGCCAATGTTGCGGACGTAGCGCCGGCGATCAGAGTGCCTGTGAACACCAGCGGCAGCCCTATTTGCGTGACCGTGGTGGGCGTGGAGATCAGCCCCCCATTGGTCTGCAGGTATGGCAGGGACGGCAGCACATTCGAGGTGCTCGGGATGACGCCTCCCAGATCGGTGAGCGTCGAGCCGGTCTGATTACCGGATGTGGCCAGAAGTGCCGGGGGGAGACTCGTGACCGAGGTGATGGCGTTGCTGCCACCGGTCAGGATGCCGGTAAACGTCGTCGTCGAGGTGGGGTTGCCCACCGAATATTCGTACTGCCCTGAAATCCAGGTGTAGATCGTCTCAATTTGGGTGAACGGAAAGTCTTCGTCGTTATTGGTGCTCGAGACCAGGTCGTTCAGGACCTGAAGGCCGATCGTGCCATCTGAACTCCCAAGCGTCTGCGCCGGGGAGTATGCGTTGAGGTTCAGCAACGCTCCTGTGATGATGTCCGCGGCAGTGGATGGCGTGGCATTGGCCATATCACTGGAGGATCAGGTTCACCACATCCCCGCCGGTGGTGAGCGCGGTGGTGTCGCTGTCTACGGCGTTGGCGCTGACCCAGTACCACAAGGGCCCCCCATTGTTGGCCGGCTGCGGCAGGGTGAGCGCAATTCCGCCGACCGGAATCGGAATGACCATGCTCGCTGGCGTCGTCCCCACCGTGGGACCGCTGGGGCTGCCCGCCGGCGGAACCTGCGCACCCTCCCACCAGAGCTTCAGGAAGAACGTCGAAGCCTGCTTGGTTGCCGCAGCCACGACGCCCGCGAGCTGCGTATAGGCCGTGCCGGGCACCTGCGCGGCCGCAGGCGCACCGGTTCCAGTGGTGATTTTGAACGCGTAGCTCACTGGATGATGCCTACGAGCGGGCTGACACCGGGTCGGTTAACCTCGAGCAGATAATTCCCCGAGGGCGGGCTGAGAGATCCACCGGTGTTATTCTGGAACGATATGCCCAGACTGTTATTGCCGATAACACGGTAGTTCACGATGTCCACCAACACCGTCCAGGCGCCCTGGAAGTTGATGGCGGAGATCTGATCCCCGGTCTGAAGACCGGGGACTGTGAACGTCTGTTCGGCGGAGGTCGTCGCGGCCACCGCCGCCGGCGTGAGCGCGACTTGCAGCACGTAGGTTGCGGAGACGTTGCCGTAGGTGACCAGTTGAGGGCCGAGTGACATACCCCCTCCTTAGTACACCGAGGACGGCAGCGACGTGAGCGTGCCCGGAGTGACCGAGTTGCTCGCGTTGTACCGCTCGACCGTGATGAGATACGTGCCAGCAGCCGGCGTGAGAGAACCTGCGGTTGGATTCACCCATGTGACATAGAACTTGTCGTTCGTGGCCGTATCCACACGGAAACCCGCGATGCCGGTACCAGCGGTGATCGAAGGCGGATTCACCGCCAGAATCACATCGCCAGCCAGGATGCCGGTTGCCGCGGTCGCAAAGCTCGCGCCGTTTAGACCATAGCTTTGTTCGGCGGTGGTGGCGGTGGCGACCGATACCGGCGTGATCGATACCGCAATGGTCTCGATGAGCCGCTGGTACGAAATGGGCGCCTGAGTGTTGACGGTGCCGGTGGTCGCCGGCCCTTGGTTGACGTTTGCCATGGCCGCTCCTTAACCGCACATCCGGGCGCCGAGCGTCCGGTAGAGACTCGCAGGCCCGTACAGCACGTCGGCACGTGTGGGCTCGGAATCGTTGTTGACGGTGTACTGCGTAACGCAGCGGATGCTCATGCCGATGTCCTCATCGTCATAAGCTCGAGCTGCGAACTCCACGCCCCGGGGCAACGGCAGGTCCGCGAACGCCAGCGCGAAGGCATACTTGTGGAACACGATGCCCTGGGGAGTGACGGTATTGGCGAAGCTCGTTCCCTGATTCACCGTGATCGTGGCGTTGTTGGCCGGCGCCGCGGTGACGTTCTGGAACTGGCCGCCTGACACCACCGCATCCCCGATGGTCAGCATCAACTGACCCGAGCCGTTGGAGGTATACACACCGGTCAGGTTGTTGAAGGTGCCGACGCTCGGCTGGGTGGCTGAGTAGTACAGACCGGTGCTCGCCTGGCCATTCGGCGGCGAGACGAATCCACCCGGGGGCAAGACCACGAACTGGCGCAGCGTCTTGCCGTACTGGTTGCGGTTCTGCGGGTTGACCGGATAGACGCCGGTGCCGCCCGGGGTGCCGATCTGGATGACATCACCGACCTTGATGACGCCGGTCGAGTTGGTCCAGCCGGTGGTGTACAGCGTGCCCTGCTGGGCCCAGCCGGTGGACAGCAGCGCGGTGGAGGTCTGGCCGGTGGAGAAGACAGGGGTTCCGCCCTGAGCGCCGGTGGTGAACACTGGGGTGTTCTGATCTTCCCACCAATCAAGACCTGCGAACTCGCGCACGATCAGGCCGGCTTCGATGTACTCACCGATCTTCGCCTGCGGATTGAAGAGGCCCTGGACGGTGGCGACCATCGACGACATCGAGGTCGGATCCAGGACGACGTTCTTTTCACCCTCGCGCGGACAGGCCTCGTTAGCCAAGTACGCGCGAGCGTCGGTAAAGAGCTTCAGCGAGTTCGGGCTCACACCCGGCGTACCCAGTTGGGCCGCGGTGTTGAGCATGGCATAGAGGAAGGTGTCCGCATCGACCCGGTTCGCGATCGCCGCAATCTGCGGGCGCAGCACGCGGTCCGCGAACAGGTCCATGGCGAGCGCCAGGTCCTGCGTGGTGAACTGCACATCGACGTGGAACTGATAGTTCAACGCGACCTGAATGAATGTCTCGTTGGTGTCCTCGACGTTCAGCGGCGGTCCGTAGGTGCCGATATAACGGGGCGGACGGCGGATATTGACGATATTGCCGACTTTCGCGCCAGTCTGGGCGAACTCATCGGAATACTCGCGTGTGACGCGATTGGCGAACACCAGCTCGTTTTCCAAGACCACCAGGGCCTTGTTCGTGATGTACGCCATGTCCAACAGATTGTTGGCCACGGAAAAGCTCCTCCGGCAATCAGCCGGTTGATTGGATGGGAATGACCTCGTTGTTTCCTGTTGTGGACAGGCCTAACCAGGGCCGTAGGCCCGTTTATCGAATCCTGTTGAGGGACAGGGCTAACCCATGCGCGTCAGGTGCGCTTTACCGGGCCGCGCGTTTAGCGATGGCCTTCTCACGATCATACGCCCGAAGCTGAGCCGGTGTCATCTTCGACGGGTCAGTGTTGATACCGACCGAGCCGCTTCCGGGCAGTACGCTGATGGGAGCAGGCGCGGCTTGGCGCTCGGGCTCCTTTTTTGACTCCTCGGCAGGCTTTTTTTTCCACTTCCCGCGCAACTCACCCAACTCCGCGATGGCATCCAACGGATGCATGCCATTCAACCGCTCCACCTCGGCCGGGTTTTTCAGCAGATAGTAAGTTATGTGACCTACATCCTGATTCATGGCGATGTAGCCCAGCACCTCATTGCGCATGCGCACTTCGGGTGCTTCGCTCACGACCTTGTCCCAATCGGGGTAATCCTTCGACTGGGCAGCTTTGCGCTTCTCCATCAGCTCCTGAGCGGCTTTTTTGTTCTGCTCAAACAGGGCCTGCTGCTGGCGCTCGGCCTCCTGGGCATCCTTCTTCGCCTTCTCATTCAGCGCTTCTTGGGCGGACCACTTACCGACATCCTCGGTGTACTCGGCAAGTTTGAACTGACCGTTCTCGTAGTACTTCGGGTCCTTTGAGTCAGGTTTCTTACTCGTCTCAACGGGTGCCGGCTTCAGGGCTTGCGACTTGAGCTCGGACAGCTCGCGTTCCAACGTCTGAACGCGCTCAAGAGCCTGCTCGGCGCGCTGGAACTGGGCCTTGGAGAAGTTCTCGGTGTCCGCCAGATCGATCTGCAGCTTCCCCAACTGCCCCTGCGCCTGCTTCAACTCGCGGTGCTTGCGCGCGATCGACTTGCGGGCGCGCTCGGCCAGGTCCATATCGGCCGGATCGACGCCTTCGTTGGGGTCTTCGGCGGTTTCTGTCGCGGGCGGCGCCTGTTCTGGCGGTTTCTGCCCTACCACCTCGGCGGGCTTGGCGGATTCTTGCGCCGGCGCCGCGCCTTCAGTGGGTTTCAGTGCCGCAACGACAGCTTCCGCGGTCTTTTCCGCCGCGAGCGTGAGTTGCTTGCGCGCACCCTGGCGGTTGGTCACATCGGGAATGACCTGCACCTTACCTTCGGTGGCGAATTCTTTGGCGCCTTGGACGCCGGAGACGACTTTGGGCATGGATTACTCGGTGACGAAAAAGGAGATTCCGCAAAGCTGTCCGATCTGTCGGGGACGCCAATCTGCTGGCACAGGCGCATCTGTATGCAATCCCTTTAAATTGCCGGTTAGAACCTTGGCCGCTTCCTTGGTGAGCGTGATTTCCTTCACCCCAAGAGCGTGCAAGTCAGTGATGCGCTTGAAAGACCATTCCAAAACACACAATTCGGTCATTGTTCACTCCGCGCTGACTGACGCTCTGAAAGATCCCGATCGCGCTCGGCCTGCACACCCTCGTGCAACATCCGCTTCTCATCCGCCTTCGCGGCGTGGCCGGCGGCGGCGTGTGTATCCAGCAATTTACCTGCGACCTGAATTTCGGCCACGTCGCGCGCCGTAATGCTCCTGACATGCGTGTCGAAACGTTTTGTGGCGTTGTCCACGTCCGTATCGCGCTCAGCGCGCTTGTCCTTGAGATGCTCGATCTGCAGCTTCGTGGCGTCCTGATGCAGCGTCTTGGTAAGCCCATACTTGAGATCGGCTTCCAATTGCTGGTTTTTCTGGTTGACGGCGTTGAGTTGGGCAATGAGCGCCTGCACCACGCCCTGAGCGCTTTTCGGAAGCTGCTCGAGCACTTCCTGCAGGCCGCCGGGCAGCGTCGGGGCGATCCGATCCGCGATGTCATCCATGCCGAAGTAGCGCAGCACGAGGTCCCAGGCGGGCTTGCAGGCTTCGGCCATACCTGGGATGCGCAGCATGTCCACCGCGCGCTCGGCCTCTTCCTGGCGTTTGCTCTCATACCCCGGACCGGTGTCCATGACGATGTCGTATTCGCCCATCGTCAGGTCGTTCTCGATCGACAGCAACGCACCCTGGTGTTTCACCTCGCGGTTCACGGTCACCATGGAAGGAACGCCGTCCTCTCCGATGATGCGCATGATCCGGTTGGGCTGGTTGTAGTAGAAGGGAAACCAGCTCACGCAGATGCGGCCGATCTGCTGGATGGCCAATTGCTGGTTGGCGTAGTACTGGTAGTGGCCGATATCGGACAGCGCCTGGCGCTGGCGGAGCGCGACGCCGGAAACGACCTGCCCCGGCTTGTCCTGCCCCGGCTCATGCGGCATGCCCGCAATGGCCATGAGATCGTGCTCGGCACTCTGGGCAGCCTGAACGAATCCGGCGGGGATCTCGATGGCGGGCTGGCGGGTCGGCGGTGGCAGCGGCACCTTCTCGCCGTTCGGGCCTTCCAGGTACTGCGGGACGTACTCCAGCGCGCTATACGGCGTCTGGTTGGCGTCATCCCACTCCTGGCGACCGCCCTTGAAGCCCTCCGGGCCCACCCACGGGGCTTTGGATGCGAGCGCGAGTTGCTCGGTCTCGGCCGTGCGCCAGTAGTTGTACATCTGCGCCGGACCGATCATATCCTCGATCATTCCCTTGAATTTGACGCGTCCTTCAACGTCGAGAACGTTTCCAAGGAAGCGGACAACAGGGATATATCGTCCGGGCAAAGGTCCTTTGGATTCATCCCGATTGCCCTTGCAGCGGCTGTCAACAACTGACCGGCCGTTGATCCGGTACCACTCGACGTATCGGCGGGCTGCGGGTCGCTCATGGATCACCTGGGCATCGACAGCCTCAAGACGGGATTTCAGCCGCTTCGCTTCATCCGCGAACAGCGTCATGCCGTTGTCGTAGAGGTAAAGCGTCTCCGTCATGGTGCGGATGCGGTAGTACTCGGCCAGGCGGATCGTGGTCTTGGTCTCCCATGTCCGCTGCGTGTCGCCCTGCCCCCATGACCCAATCCATTCGGCGTTGGAGGCTTTCGGGTAGAGCCGCTTGTAGGCATCACGCTTGAGCGTCTCGGAGATGATCACCCACTGCGCGTCCTCGCCGGCGGGCATGACCGCATCCGGGTCCATGTAGACCGTGAATGTGTTGCGGATCGGCTTGATGAAAATGTCCTGATGCATCGCACGGTCATCGGGGTAATCACCCACCACGCGCGCGTATCCCCAGCCGATGTCCACCGAGCTCGCACCACCGGTGTCGTAGGCGATGTCGGCAGTGCTGATGTTCTCGATATGGCGCAGGATGCCGTTGACCAGCTCCGCCTTGTCCTTGTTCGCGCCCATGCCGACCGGATGCACTTTCATCCGGGGGCGCTGGATCTTCATGTTGTTCACGACGCGGTTGCGGAAGGTGCGCGTGTGATTGATCGTCAGGCTGGGCCGGCGGGCGATGCGGCGCTGATTGTAGAGGTCATCAGCCCATTGATGACCATCCAGGAAGTCGAGACAGCGCATGCCGCGTTGGCGGTTGTCGCCTTCGGCCTCAATGGCGATGCGCAGGCGCTCATGACACTCCGCGTGCACGGCTACCGGATCAATCGCCGGCTCATCGGGACGGATGTTGTCAGGCGTCAGGGGCATTAGGCGAGTTCCAGCAATTCGGCGTGAAACCTTCGGCGCAGATTCGCAGCCGATTCCGAACGAATCGAATCGGGAAACTCGATAGTCTTCTGTTGGCGGCTACATGGCGACTCTTCGTCGTAGCTCAGTGCCCATTCCATGGGAATGCGTAACTTCGGCCGACGCATTTCCCTTTGATCGCCCCAGGTAATCGCCAGTCGGGGTTCGAATGTTTCCGCATCGAGCCAGCGCTCCACGCCTGCCGCGTTGAAACCCACATCCAAACCGGCCGCAACGGCAGTATTTGCCAAATGGACAAGCGACAAGAGATTCCCCTCCATCAGCTTCCCATCCATGCGTCGCCGCGATTCGCAAAGACACTGCGGCGGGGGGTGTAGTCAGGCTTCGGCTTCGGAATCTCCGGCGCCTTGGCAAACTCCAATCCGCGCCCGATGAGCGAGCACACATCCACCCCATCGTCGTATTTTCCCGCGGGGAAGCGCATCAACTGGCCCATCAGATCAGCTTTCCAGACTGCCTGAGCAGGGACAAATACGTTGCCCATCGCAGCTCGAGCCTGGAACGCACGCGCTCTCACAACTTTGTCGGCAATGCTGGGCAGCCATTCGAGGTAACAGAGCGCTTGGCGCTCGACCATGCGACGCTTCAGAAATGGCTCGACAGCCTTACGAATCGGGCCTGACTCACCGAACCAGCGCAACGGGCGCCAGCGGCTGATCAGGTCGCATTGAGTCTCGATCCACTTGTCACTCGCAGTCTGTCCGCGCCACCAGTCCAGCAGGTAAATCCCGCCGGTGAAGTCGAGTCCAAATACCCCATGCTCGGTGAAATCCCCACCCCCCTCGGTTACCGCATAGTCGCTGGCACC